CTGATTAACTCTATAATTAGGCATTACTGATATACTAGATCTAAATCTTCCACTTCGTTCTTTTAAGTCTGGAGTAGTAGGATTTCCTATTTTTGCCATAGATTGTCCTAATCTTCTTTGTACAAGAGCAGTCCACTGAGCGCCTGATATAAACTTTTGTGAATCCTCCGCTTTTTGGCTTTTGTTTATAGCGTTAACTTTTAATATTCCTCTAGATATAATTGCAGAACCTGCAATATACTTTAGTGCATAATCTAAGTCAAGACTTTTTAAAAATGCAGCAACTTCTTCAGCTACACCAGGACCAGCTAATTGTACCTGTTCACGTAGAGCATTTTGAACTGCTTTTCCTAGTGTGCCATTTAACTCACTAATTATTACTTTGTCCATAGCGTTTAAAGCATTAGTTATCGTACCACCACTAAAATAAAAATTAAGTTTAATTGAACTATCATCTAACACATTCACAGATATACCCGCTTTTCTTGCTAATACGGCTTTTTTCATATCCGCAAAAGAGAAAGTTATGGTTCTATTTTCTAGCCTACCATTAAATTGTACCGGTATATCAATAGAACTAGCTTTTGCTAATAAGGTAGTTCTAACTGCCGTAGCAGCTTTACCCCTACCAGATAATACTTTAATAAGTTCTGCGGGATTTTTTGCGTTTTCTATTAAATCAGAAACAAATTTATCCGTATTTATAAGTTCTTTTTCTATACCAACATCACCAGAAGGTAGTGTAATAAAGTTAGTTCCTAAATCTTCTTGTTTACCTTTAGTTATAACTATTCCACCCCCGCCAGCAATACTGACTTTATTTTTTCTTATAACTTTATCACCTTGTTGTTCAGTACTTACAAGTTTTTGTTCTCTAAGCTGTACAGTTCCGTCTACTGTTACTGCGAAATCAGGATAGAAGGCGCCTCTACCAGCTTTTATTTGTCCACCTCCTAACTCTCTAACAATAGCTAATTCTACTTGAGAATTTAGCTTCTTAGCTAAAGAAGTAAGTATAGGTTTATATTTACTTTTAATAAAGCTAGCAGCATATAACTGTTGCGAGGCCCGTAAAGCTACTAATAAAGCTGTGCCGTCTTTTTTGGCAACTGTTTTTTTAGCAGAAGTTAGTCGTGAAGTTAGCTTTATTGTGTTTTTCATTATTTTAAAATCCTATATAAGTCTAAAACTCTTCTTATATGTGGAGGGAAACCACCGCTTAAACTGTAAGCTTCACCTTTTTCACCTTCAAAGCTAAAATTCTGTTTCTCTTGTGTCTGTTTATATAATATTTTTATATAATCAAGAGTAACTAATTGTAAATCGTAAGGTATATTACCTTCTTCATATCCAGCTCTATATTCTACTTTAACACCGCTAGGATAGTCATTAAATTTCTGTAAACTGTTAATACTGATATTAGGATTACTACCTGTTAGTACTGCTTTTGATATTTCACCAGTGTTTCTATTGAATATGTACTCTCCAGGTTTAGAATGTACGTCAGATATACTCCTAGTATTATGTTTTCCGTCAAAATGAGTAAGTAACACAGTATCATCATCTGTAGAAAATCTATGGGTAGGAGGAGTAAAGTTTTCTGTATATCTAGCAATACTAGATACTCTTAATTCGTCTATATATCCTTTAAAAGTTTCGCCTATTACAACATTAGATGTAAAAGTATGATTTGATACGGCATACGAAGTATTTGCTATTATATTACCGTTATAAGAAAGATATATTTTTTCATCTTCTAACACTCTAGACACTCCTATATGTGCCCATTTTCTTTTACTAAACTCTTGGCTTTCTATACTAGTGTTAGCCCCTGTAACTCTAGTAAGAGCACCTGCAACATTAGCTTCAAATGCTAAACCGTATTGATTAGCTAGTGAAAAACGTAAATAATTAAAAGAGTCGGTATTTAGAGAAAATACTATATTATCCTGTAGAGTATTTTCATCTACTCTTACAAACATTTCAATAGTAAAGTCACCTTCTTCCAGTTGTAGTGAATAGGGCACAGCAGTGCCTATTATATAGTCGTCAGAATTGAAAACTACAGAAGAACTACCGAATTTTTTAATACGACTCGTATTTGTTGCACCGACCATAGTAAGACTAACAGAAGGAGAGTCAGAAATAACAGGAGTACCTAAACTAGTAGGATCGGATAATGTAGAATAGTTTACACCATTAAACTCAGATACCTGATAAACATTATTGAGAGGTAGTCTGCTAACAAAAACAGAACTACTACCGCCATCAAACAACTCAGTATAGTTGTTTGCTTTTATTTCTTGGCCTATATAATGCTCTATAACGCTAGTAGCATAGTATATTATATTAGACGTTCTGGCATCAAGAGTATTACTAGATATAGCCAAGTAATCTTTAAGCTGCCCTATATCTACGTATGTGTACTTACCTAGATTTTCTTCAAAACTGTTTTCCATTCAAGTTCTCCAATTAAATAGGGGAGACGTTTTACCGCCTCCCCCTTTGGTCTTATTAATAATTTACGATAGTAAATTAGGCTCCTGCAGCAACTGTAACAGCATATGCATATTTGTTTGCATCAAGAGCAGCGGAAGCATTTGTAGTAAGAGCTTTGAAGTCAAAACGTGTACTCATGTACATCGCTGTAACTTGCTGACGAGGCTCATATTCGCTTTCGATTTCGATACCACGACGTTCTGCTATCATAAAGCCAGGCTTATACATTAGCACACCAAGGTGGTTACCCGCAGTTCCTACATTGTCTAGGAATTCAGAGATAGCTATTGGAATACCATATACAGCACCAACAGAACCTGTTAGATATGTAGCATTTGGTCCAAATTTGTCTACAGTACGGAAATCAGAAGTTGTAACTAAGTTGTTATAACCTTCGATTGATGTAACATAAACTAGATCACTACCTACTTGTAGTCCATACTTACCCATAGCGGCACGAGCTGCAGCAATATCACTAGGATCTGCTTTATCAGTTGCCGAACCAGTTAGAACTTCTAGAGAAGCATCTCCGGTTAGGTTAGTAATACCTTCGATAACAGAAGCATAACCGGCACCAACTGCGATAGCGTTAGTTGGAGAAGCTGTAAATCCTGTTAGAGCGCCTGTACCACGAAGAATGGATTTATCAATCGCACGCGCTAGTCTGCGAGTAGCGGCAGCACGTAAGAAGTCTAGAAGCGGAAGAACAGTATCTTCTTCTTCATCTTTTGCTAGGTGAGTTGTTGCCATAAATTTGTGTGGCGTGAACTCAACAGCGGATAGTGTATTTTGGTTAGAAGTAGGTACATTAGTATTATCAGCAATACCAGTAGCATAACTACCAGATCTGAACATTGCTACATCACCATCAGTATCTTCATCTGCAACAGGTACTCTAAATGTTTTAGCATCTACAGAAAGTCTGTTAAACATTGGAGCTATAACTAGTTGTTGCTCCATTTCAGCATAAATATTGCGAGAAAAATTAGACAGGAACTGGTCTACACTAGTTACTGCTTTCATTCTATTGCCGTATTTAGTATCAAATACATCTCTCTTATTCAGCATCTTGGAAAGAAGTACAGCGTTAGCCATTTCTTTTTCAGAGAACTGAGTTGTACGGGTGCTTTCACTGTACTGCATTTTTGATGTAGTTAAGGCTTTGATTTCATCTTTGTGTTTAGCAATCTGAGATCTAAGTTCTGCTACTTCATCATCGTTAATAGGGCTATACTCCCCATACTTGTCTTTGTGGTCTGCTTGCTTAATTAATGCTTCACCAGTTTTTTCAACTAGACTAGCAACATTAGGCTCAGACACCGTAGCTGTTGTTACTACTTCTTTTTTAGCCTCGATTACCGCTTTAGTGTCGGTTAGATCGATTGAATCTACGACTTGTTCAGCCATGTGGTCATTCTCCTTTGTTGATTCGTCGTGAAGCTTTATATCCAGATTATCGCCAGAGCTTGTGTCTTCACTTATGTGTTCTTCTATAGTTTTTGAATTTGAAAGTTCTTTTAAACTTACATTAATAGTATTATTACAGGAATCTCCTGCTAAGTCAAACTGTAAAAATTTGAATAAGGGGTTTTGGTCAGAAGGGGTATCTATTACTTTATAGAACTTTCCTGCATATTCAACTTTATCTCCAGTTTGGATTGTATCTGCTTCTACGGCTAATAAATTAATAAAAGTTATAGGAACACTAGTATCTACAAAATCATCGTTTTCTTCTTCTTCGATTTCAGTAGTCGCATCTACGAACAAGTCAACGTCTTTAGAGACTTCAGTATCTTTATCTGTTGATACATCAGCAGTCTCTTTTGTTTCAACTTTAAGTTTTTCTGTCTCTTTGACAACTTCTTCAGTAGTTTCCTTAATTACTTCTTTAGAAGATTCTGTTATAGTTTCCTCTTTAATATTATCAGTAACTTTTTTTACATTTTCTGTTTCATCGGCCATTGATTCTCCTTCTTCCTTGAACTCTTTAACAAAGCTTTTATAGTCGTTATCCGAATCAAAGCTTTTACGAATACTAAACAGAGATTCTTGATTACAGGGCACACTAACTACTGATATTTCTAGTAGCTCTACCTCTGTTATTGTCATAGAGTCATCTTTTTCATTATAAATACCGTCTTTCACTCGAAAGCCTACGCTAAAACTTTTTAGCGAACCGTCTTTAATTAATGTATGTATACCTTGAGTTTTTTCTGCCGCCTCGCTTACCGTTCCTTCAACAAAAATACCTTTTTTATCTACTATGATTTTTTCAAATCTACCGATAGGACAATCATGTTTATGTTGATAAAGCATTATTGGGTTACTTCTAAAGTTTTCAACACCTTTAGCCCAGGCTTCTGCTGTCACTACGTCACCAGACCTATCTTT